TTAATTCAAAATTAACTCTGCTAAAATAATTTCCTCCACCTGTGCTTTCAGTGTGTTCATCAGCCCTACCCAGCGCATGGGGTCGCGGGCTTTCAGTTCCTCAGTGACGCCCGCCGCCTCCATCATACAGGGCAGCATGGTGTCCATCCGCTCCCGCGCCGCCTGGTCAATCTCCAACAGGTGCGGGTACAGCTTTTCGCTCAATATCAAGCTGGTGTAAAGGCCGGGCCGGTGTTCCTTCAGGTAGCGTAGATGTCAACAACCTTTAAACCTGTATCTCCGTCCCATCCTTAAAGGTCACTCGGATGCCCTTCTCGCTGTACACCGTTACGAAATCCACCAAACTCGACCACAGCCGTTCATCAAACTCCGTGACTGGCGCTTGACCCTCAACTGTGTGGAGGAACTGCTCCAGCAACTTTTTGCGGTCAGCTTTGTCGGCGACCGCCTGGGTGACCTCATCAAACTGTGCCTTGACCGCTTCATATCTGCTGACCAGACCATTGTAACGCTGCGTATACTCGTCCTGGTCGAGGGCAACACGGGCGTTCTCCGTCACGCACCGCTCCACCAGTCCAACCACAACCTCCAGTTCTTCCTTCAGTTCTGTCTGTCGCTTTTCCAGTTCTGCACTGTCGCACAGCATGGCGATGACCATCTGCACATTGACAGATAATTCTTCCTTCTCGGAGAGCAGGATGTTGACTGCTCGGACAAATGCGTCCTTGACCTGATCTTCCGTGACATGGGGCGTACTGCAGGGCTTTCCGCCTTTGTACTTGTGATTGCACTGGTAGATGACCCGGCGGTATTTATCTGTGGAGTGCCATACCTTCGAGCCGTACCAACATCCGCATTCGCCGCATTTGATCTTGGAGGAAAACATACTCACGCCGCTGTAGCGGTGCTTATCCTTCATCCGCCGCGCCATCTCCGCCTGGACATAGTCGAAGGTGGCAGGATCGATGATGGCTTCGTGGTTGCCCTCCACATAGTACTGCGGGACCTCGCCCTCGTTCTTTTTTGTTTTCTTCTGGAGGAAGTCCACCGTGAACTCCTTCTGCAGGAGCGCATCGCCTTTGTACTTTTCATTAGTAAGGATGCTGCGGACGGTGCTTTGGCTCCAGACTGCCTTGCCGCCCGGAGTCGGCAGTTTCCGCTCCGTCAGCTCCTTTGCGATGGCGTGGCAGGTCAGGCCATCCAGAAATAACTTGTAAATCAGCTTGACGGTCTTTGCCTGTTCCTGATTGACCACAAAGCCGCCGTTGGGACCCCGGTCGTACCCCAGGAACCGCTTGTAAGCCACGCTTGCCTTGCCATCGGCGAACCGCTTCCGCTGACCCCAGGTGGTGTTCTCCGAAATGCTCCGGCTCTCCTCCTGGGCAAGGCTGGACATGATTGTGATGAGCAGTTCTCCCTTGGCATCCAGCGTCCAGATGTTTTCCTTCTCAAAGTAGATTTCCACACCCTTTTCCTTCAGCGTCCGCACGGTGGTCAGGCTGTCCACTGTATTTCTGGCAAATCGGCTGACACTTTTTGTTACTATGAGGTCGATCTTCCCGGCAAGGGCATCCGCCACCATCGCCTTGAAGCCCTCGCGCCGCTTGGTATTGGTCGCAGAAATCCCTTCGTCCGTGTAGATAGCAACAAACTCCCAATCGTCCCGCCCCTTGATGTAATTCGTGTAATAGTCCACCTGCGCTTCGTAGCTGGTGACCTGGTCTTCGTGGTCGGTGGAGACGCGGGCATAACCGGCGACACGGCGTTTCCGCTTGCTGCCAATAGGAACGGCAGTATATTTGGTGATGGTCGCCGGGATCGCCGTTACTTTTCTCTGCGCCATTTGTCTCCACGCTCCTTCCGTAATTGCTTCATGTGTTCGCTCATCTGCCGGCGCCGCTCTGGCGTATAGGCGCCCTTAATGGATTCCTTAAATTTTGCCCTCTGCTCCTCAGTCCAAGGCCGCCCCACACGTTCCGGCGGCTGCCAGTTGCGGCTTACGGTTCTGCCATCCTTAAAACAGAAGCGGAGTTCTGAAGAGGAAAGCACCTCAACTCGGTCGATCTTCTCACGAAAAGCGGCGGCGTCAAACGCATCCAGCCCAAGTACCTCTGCGGCCATCTGTTCCAGCAAATCCTCCCGCAGGCTGGGGGAATCGCAACCGTTATGCTCTGCGCACCGCCAGTGGCTGACCTTGCTGCCATCTTTGCAGTTCCGTGTTGCCTTGCGGAAATTACAGCCGCAGGATACGCACTTTATCTTCCCCGTGAAGCAGGATGCACCGATGGGATTCGTGCCGTTCTTGCGCCGTTTCATGGACACTTCAGCACGCCGCTCCGGTGTCCAGCAGTCCCGATGCCCCGTGTTCAGGCAGTCCTTTGTTACCACATTGCCGTCCGCCATGTGAAACTCCAGCGTATAGCGTTCTGGCACATCGATATGGTCCACCTTTTCCAAAAAGATGGCTTCATCAAATTCATCAAGCCCCAGAACTTCCGTACAGACTTTAACCATGTTTTTGTGGTTGATGGTGCCGCCCACAGGACAGCCGGTTCCTTTCTTCTTTTTCTTCTTACTGCCACAGTTCCAGAACTCCATATCGCCACGGTCTGTCCGCTTGTTGTGCATATAGCTCTGACCGCAGTATGGGCATTTGATTTTTCCTGTAAAGCAGGATGTGTTCAGACTCTTATTTGCCAGTGCGCCAAGTTCCCTGCGCCTTGCCATCTCCTCCTGCACAAAGTCAAAAGTGGCCTTGTCGATAATGGCAGGATGGGTGTCCTCCACATAGTACTGGGGAAGTTCCCCTCGGTTCTTTTTCCGCTGCTTGGAGATAGGGTCGGAGATAAACTCCTTTTGCAGGAGCAGGTTTCCTGTGTAGGTCACATTGGTCAGCACCACCTTGATGTTGGAATCCCCCCAGCGGCAGCCGTCCCTGGTTGTGATGCCCTCGTCGGCAAGCTCCCTCTCGGTTTCCAGCCTGGATTTCCCGTCCAGGAAGTTCCGGAAGATTCTCTTTACAACCTCCGCTTCCTCTGGCACGATGACCAGTTCATCGCCCTCCCATCGATAACCGTAGATGCGGAAGTGGCCGTTTGGGATGCCGTTTTGCATCCTTTTTCGGATGCCCCATTTCACATTGTCGGAAATGCTGCGGCTTTCCTCCTGGGCAAAGGAGGCCAAGATGGTCAACATCAACTCGCCGTCCCCGTCCATAGAGCGGATGCGCTCCTTCTCGAACCGCACCTCGACACCTAAGTCCTTCAAATGCCGCACCGTTTCCAGAAGGTCCACCGTGTTCCTGGCAAACCGCGAGATACTCTTTGTCAGGATGATGTCAATCTTGCCGGCCTCGCAGTCCGCAAGCATCCGCTTGAACTCATCACGCTTTACTGTGTTGGTTCCGGAAATAAAATCGTCTGCATAGACCCCGGCGTACTCCCAGTCCGGGTTCTTCTGGATTAGCCCGCTGTAGTAACTCACCTGTGCGGAAAGGGAGTGGAGCATCCGTTCCGACTGCATGGACACTCTGGCATAAGCGGCCACCTTTTTCTTTTCCCGGATTGCGGGAACGGCCGCTTCGATTTTTCTTAAATTCGGCATGAAATCACGCTCCTTTCCGCTACCATACATCACTCTAAAAGGCTGTAAAGTCAACAGATTTCGGAGAATAATGTGCCGAAAAGAGGGCGGTATTTTTCCAGGAACATTGTATCAATCTGACGGTACTCTTCCTCGGTGATAAGCCCCTCCGCAAGCATCCTCCTGACCATGCTCATGGTCACCTGGTAGAGCTTTTCCTGTCTCATCTGTTCCTTACTCATCCGCGCCACCTCCGAACCGGTGCCGGATGTAGCAGTCATGGCTGCAGTACTTCCTCGCCGCCTGTCCATAAACCGAAAAAGTCTTACCGCATCCGGCGCAGGTGACCTCCCGTATCGCCCTGCGGTCAACTTTATCGAGGTGGGCGTTCCACCATTTGTTCCTGCACTTGTCAGAGCAGAACTTCTTTTCCTTGCGACCGGCGTTCTGTGCCACAGGTACTCCGCAGCAAAGGCACCGATGCTCGTCCGCTCCCGTGACAGACGGCTTATCCTCTTTCTGTGCGTTCCTGCGGCAGAAGGATTTTATTGTATTTTCTGATATCCCGACTTTCCGGGCGATTGCGCCGTAGCCCATGCCCTGTGCCCGGAGAGCGGATACGATCATTCTCTGTTCATTCGTCACCGCTGTCCCTCCAATCTGTAACCTTCTACCTCTGAAAGGACAGAAGCCGGGGATTTCAGCGGATAAAAAAAAGACCCGTGCGCAGCCGACCGTCAAAGATCGATTGCACACGGGTTTTCTTGTTTCCTTATTCGGTTTTCACTGCATAGTCCAGAGAAATCCATCCTGCGCCGGACTTCAAGCGTCCCCAGCCAGCAGTGGAACCCTGGCCGGACTGGACCTCCACGATGGTAAACACGCCCTTGCCGGTAAACTTCCCGGTCTTGGCATAGTCCGTCCCCGGCCCTTTGCGGATGTTCAGATCGGAGATGCTGACCTTGACGGTAAACGGCACATCCGGTGCCGCCTTCATTGATGTGTTCGGTGTGTAGATGTTTACACCGTTATTATCGAACACGCTATATCCCGGATTGGCATCAGCGCACTTCTTGGCATTAGAGAGGATCTTGTATGCGCCTTTCTGCGATTTACTGTCAGACCATGCCTTACGGACACGGTAATAGCCCTCTGTCAGCTTTTCAGGATACTCAGTCTCGGTGCCCTCGGATGCCCCGCCGCCAAGCTGTGCTGTGACCTTTGCGGCAAGATCACCCATCCGGGCATACATCCAACTGCCCGGACAGGACTTGTTGGCAAACCAGCGATGGACAGTCAGCACCATCTCATCAGACTTCGGCTCATAACTGAGTGTCTTATCCTTATCACCCAGCCAGAGGAGCTTTTTCTTGCCGTTGCGCTTGCAGATATCTACGCAGAGTGTGATCAGCTTCTGATAGACCACATCCTTAAACGCATACGGCTCCGTGCTGTCAGACGCGCACTCGATAGTGACCGCCCGCTGGTCGTTGGCGTTGGAGGAGGAACACCAGGAGCGGTTTTTCTCCTCCACATACATTCCCACACGACCGTCCACGCCGATGCCGTAGTTACAGCTTGCCTGTCTGGACGTGGGCAGAAAGATACTGCCCAGCGTCTCCACCGAGCATTGCCCCACCACGCAATGGGGCGTGATGCGGTCAATGCTGTGCGTCCGTTGCCCGGAATGGTTGGGGCTGAGTTTTGTGTAAGATACCAGTGAACTGTTTGTGTAAGCCATTTAATGTTCCTCCTTTTCCACTCTGTCGTGGAGCTGCTCCAGGATGTCCTTCATCTTCTCCGGCACAGGAAGCCCCAGGTGCGCCGCGTTCTCCAAAAGGCTCACGCCCTCGTTGGAGAGGTAAAAGAAGATGACCGCCGTGCGAAGGACGCTGCCTGTGCCGATCACCTGCACATCCAGGATGTTGGCGATCCCAACCAGCAGGAAGATCAGCACCTTCCGGCAGATGCCCTTAAAGCCCACCTCGCTGGACAGTTTCTTGTCCGAGATGGCGCACATCACGCCTGTGACGTAATCCACCGCCACGAATACCACCAGGGCGATGAGCAGCCCGTCGCAGCCGCCCAGGAAATAGCCCAGCCACCCGCCGATGGCCGCAAAGATCACCTGCGCCGTGTTCCAAAGTTCCTTCATGTTGATACCTCCGTTTCTTGAAATGGTTTTGTGTATGAAAAAAGCGGCCGCCCCGCAGGGCAGTCGCCAGTTCCCGTAAGTTATTCTGTTTGCTTCGGCAGCCATTCCCACAGCCGCATATCCTCCTGACCCAAAGACCACATACACATCCCCCGGAGCTTCCAGCAGTACGCCGCCTGGTTCGCCCAATAGACCAGGGAATCCACGTCCTGGTAGTAGAGGATAGAAAAGCCGTCCGCATCTCCAAGGAACAGCCGGGAGATCCAGATGTTGATGTCCTTTGGTATGATCCTTGCCGTGTAGTTCCCGCCGCAGGAAATCTCTAAAAGGTCGGAATGGAAGAAGTCATAATCCAGGGAAATGTCCTCGCTCCGGGTGGAGGTTTCCTCCACATCGGAGGTCAGCGTGAACACCTGGAACTCCTCATCCCAGGTGCAGTTCGTGCGGGATATCCTTCCGTAGCTTTTAAAGCTGCCGTCCGGCATCTCCACATCAAACCGCTCATACGGCTCGTAGGTCCAGGCGTCTCCAAGACGCAGAAGCTCACAGACCGTGGTGTTGTCCGAGCGGTACCCGGCATAGCCCCCGGAAAAGCCGCTGGCTGTCGCCGTAAAGCGCAGGGTGTAGGAAGAACCGGAATACACCCGCACCCGGTTCCCGCGGACGCGCATCTCCACCGTGTACATGGTAGGATTGCCCCGCAGGTCCTCCGAGGAAGTCCTTGTGATCTCCTGGCTGTAGCTGCCAAGAAGCGTGGAGCCGTTGTACAGCTCCACCGCCTGGGTGTCGTAGTTTAAGCAGCAGAACAGGCTGCCGCAGAATACGCCGGCCCGTCCGCTCCCGTTTGCCGGGAAGGCCAGCCTTGCCCGCAGATGCAGCTCCGAAAAGCCGTCATACTGCCACGCAAGCTCCCCATACCCTTCAAGCTGGGAGTAGACACGCTCCATCGAATATTCATCCGACCGCCACACCTCGAAGGAGCCGGAGCGCACCGTCCAGTAGTCCGTCTCCAGCACACCGTAATCTTGGAAGTCCTCATACCAGATGAGCGCCGAATCCGGCTTCCTGCGGAGCATTTCCAAAGTCAGCTTGAAACCTTTATCGGGTACGGCCATATTGCCGTTTACATCCTTAAAGCTCCTGGGCGCAAGGGCAAATGTAGCCTCCCCGGCGGTAGGTTCCTCGGAAAAAGCCGAGCAGACCCGGAAGCCGTAAAACTGGACGCCTTTGACGTCCAGAGAGATGGTGATGGTATGCGTCCCGACTGAGAGCGTTACACCGCTTGCGAGGGACGCCCAGAAGGTACTCCGCCAGTACGGCCACCACAGGCGGCTTTCCGTGAAGTGCTTTGTGCTGCCGTCCAGCGCCGCATAGATGCCGTTCTTATCCCAGAAGGGATAGCAGAGCCGCACCGCCACATCGTAAGTTCCCGCTGCGTTCACCGTAAAACTGTAGGTCACCGAGCCGTTATCGCCCAGGGTTGCGATGCCGTTTTCAATGGAAACAATGCCGGACGCGCTGGAGTAGCCGTCAGCGTCCCGGTCGATGAAAATAGTTCCGAACTCGGTTTTCTGCTCCTTGCCGTAGGCAGTCAGGTAGCGCCTACGGTTGTATGTGTCCGCAAGCTGAGGGTACTCGCGGGAAACTGCGTCCGCTCCTTCCATGTAATCGTAGACATGGGGAAAGGCGTAAGGCACCTTGTCATAATCATCCCAATAGGCTACGATAGGGAGAAAGGGCTGGGGCGGCGCGTCACCTGTGAAGTTGTACGCTCCCGTCATCCAGTACCTCGCGGCGTAGTAGGTGTTGGAAACGCCCCGGTAGGTCTCGCCCAGGTTCTCCGGCGTGTCATAGATTTGCCAGTTCCAGCCGTAGGCCGGCATCCCCAGGAAAATCTTGTCCGGGTCCATGACCCGGGTGGCGTAATCGTAAATACCCTCCAGCCAGCTTCTCGGAGAAACCGGCCCCGGCGCGGAGCCTGCCCAGGCCATGCCGTAGCTCATAATAGACGCCGTGTCACAGCAGGAGTCGAGGTCCCCATAGACACACCAGTTCTCGCCGCCCACCGAGCCGTTGACACTGGTCATCCCTGGCAGGCAGATGTTCATGTGCTTCGTGGCATCGTAATTCTTTACCGTATTGTAGATGTTCTGGAACATGGCGGTGGACGCGGCATGGGTGGAGTAGCCGTCCCCTCGTTCCAGGTCAATGTCGATGCCGTCACACCAGGGATACTTCTCCATGATGCGGATGATCTCCGAAAGGAACATCTCCTGCGCCCCGTTTGTGTTGTCCCGCAGGGCGCGGAAGATGCTGTTCGCCCCGTCGTTTGCCACCGTCAGCAGCCACTTGATATGGGGCCATTTGTTGATGTAGGTGAGCATATCCGAAATCGCCACGCCGCTCTCGTAAATCTCCCCGGTGGCCCGCACCTTAAAGGAGAACAGCCCGATCTGGCTGATGCGGTCGCCGTAGTCCCGGAGGGCTTCGTACATCCGGGCATTGCCCATGAACGTCCATACCATGATCTGTTTGCCTTTCAGTGTGTCCATCAGATCGGCTCACCTCCATCCTGCATTTCCTGCATCTCAAACAGTACCCTTGCCGTTTTCCCTTCCGGGAGCGCCACCTTATGCTTGGAATCCCAGGCGGCGCTGTACTGGTAAAATCCCTCTTTTTTCTCCGGGCTGCCGTTCTTCGTACACTGCCGTGTGCTGGCAAGCAGAGCAAGGTCCGCTTCGGCGGGGACGGCGTTGGGGAAGGATACCTTCTGGCCGCCCACGCCCTGGCAGAGGGAAACTGCCCCCGCTTCCAGGTCAGACTTGGGGTACAAATGCACATCCAGCCCAGCGGAAGTCTCCCCAAGGTTAAAGAGGATGACCGTTTCCTCGCCCCGCACCACACCGTTGAACCAGACAGGGGCCTTGACCTCGCCGTCCACACGCAGCTTTTTAAGGAATGGTTCGGTATGTGGCGTGTATCCCGTCAGCGCCGGGCCTTCCTGGAGCATCAGGTCGGTAAAATAGATCGTGCCGGAGCAGTCCGCAATGGTAGGCTTCACGGTAACGCTCACGACACGCATATCCTGTTTCCGGTTGATAACCTCCGCCAGCCGGATAAAAGCAATCTCAGCCATCCAGCGTCCACTTCATCTCACAGGGATGGCCTACCCATCCCGTCACCACGGACCCCGCCTGCAGGAGGATGTCCGTGATAAAAAGCGTCCCGGTGCAGTTCGTGATGCACACCCGCACCGTGATGGACTTGACCCTGGAGGAATAATTCTCCGGCGCGATCCGGGCGGAAGTTGAAGATAAATATGCCATGCCGTCCTCCTTCCATCAGTACAAATCAATGAACCGGCTTTCCGTACTGCCGTCCTCATACTCGATCACCACTTCAATGCCCACCTGGGAATCCTCGCTTAACTTCTCCAGATTTTCCGAGCCGATCTGCGCCGACAGGGTGTAGCTGGAGCGGTTGGCGGGATAGACGGTCTGGGACAGGCTCTTGGTCATGCCGGCCACGCCCTCCGCTTTGAAAGACGCCGTGCCGGACGCGCCGTTTTCACTGTCCGCCTCAAAGCCGGAACTGATCCAGTAGGCAAGTCCGTCATCGGCGCGGGAGTTTCTAAGCAGATTGAAAGGAACCATTTCCCGGATATCGTTGTTTGACACCATGCTGGTGCCTTCCAGCGAGTCCGCCGCGTTGTCCCATTCACTGGCGGAACTGCCCAGGTTCTTCAGCGTGGTGGAAAGCTCCAGCACCGTGTTCCACGGCTCCTGCAGGTTGTATTCCCGGCGGACAATTCTTGTGGTGACCGAAAGCCCCAACTCCTTATCCTCCACCCGGACGTAATCTCCCAGTTCCCAGGCTTCATGCTCATAGCCCGTCAGCACGGATAAGTCCATCGCGTTTAACACATAGGAAATGGTGGGCTGGGCATAATCCGCCAGCCGCATCTCGGCGTACTCCTTCATCTGGTAGGGGTTCGTGAAGGAGGAGCAGTCCAGCGTAGAGATGCGGATTTCACTGGTATAAGTAAAGTCCTCCACATAGGGCCTTCCGCCGTTGATGTCCGCGAAGGTCATCCCTTCCGCACCCACGGCGTACAGCCTTGTCACAAGCTCCCTGGTATCCACTACCCGCTGGATGGATTTCATGTTCTTTTTGTAGGCAAAAAGGGCGCCGCTGTCCTTGCCGTTGACCGTCAGAAGATGCACCAGCCGATTCGGACAGTCAAAGACCAGGTCGCCGCCGTGAAGGTCTGCGGTATTCCGAAGGATGGACAAAGCGTTTTTTTCCGCGCTGGTCCAGGTGCGCTGTGTCCGCACTGTCACCGTGCCGACGCTCCATTCCGTCCCCTCCAGGGCGTATGCCATCGCCGCTTCCGGGTACTCCGCTTCAAAGGTACGCTCCTCCTTGCGGACAGAGAAGGTCAGGTCATAGAACTCCGCCTCCGCGTACACCTCTGTGACGGCACTGCCGTCTGTGTCCCTGGTGTCCGTGACCGTCCTGACCTTATACACATCATCCACGATCTGGATCTTCTTCTCACTGTCGATATACCCCCGCTTGCCGTCCCGGTAGGGAATCTTAAAGGAAAGGGTGTCCTCGCCGTTGATCTCGCTGGTCACAATGATGTCATAGGCGTTTTCCAGCACCGCCTCCCATGCGCCATTGCTGTCCAGCACCACCGGCCGGGCATAGCCGATCTTCTCATAGGGTGCTTTCGGGATGTCATAGAGCCGGATATCAATAACCTTCGGTGTCCGGGAGGTATCGTTTGTGGTCAGCGTTACCCGGAACCGGATATACGCCCGGTTGGGGGACGCCAGCCGCCCGTCAGCGGGGACTGCCGCCCAATCGCTCCATTCCTCCAGGTCATCGCTGGTGGAGGTCTCCACCAGGGAAACCGCCGTGGTGCCGGAGATATACTCGCTGGTCACAGACACACGCCCGGTGCCGGAGAGATTACAGTCCGCCGCCGCTGTGGTCAGCACACCTTCCGAAGGGTAAACGCCGCTTGATGCCCGGAGCGTGACTGTTCCCGGCTCCGTGATGCCGTCCACATCCCCGGAGGTATCGCCGCCGTTGGCGCTGAGGGAGGAAAGGAAGTAGTTTTCCAAATCTTCTGCGGTGAGCTGGGTATCGCAGTCTAAAAACCAGTCGTCCAGACCGCCAGCGTACCAGTAGGAGTCGGCGTGCATCCCCAGAATTAAATCCGCCGTGCAGGAGCGGTTCAGTTCCCCGGTAAAGGAAAGTTTCTCCGATGCCCACACCGTGCCGCTGCCCCGGTTGCCCACCACATACTGCGCCGTTTTGTTATCCGGCTCGATCAGGCAGGCGATAAAGTACCAGCCGCCGTTGACCAGGGAAAAGGGCGGTTCCACCGATTCGTCCAGAATCAAAGAACCGGTATCATTGTACAGCATGATCCTCGGCTTGCCCCGGATGAGGGACAGATAGAAAATCGGCTGCCCCGGCCCGTACCGGGTATTGAAGATCGGGCAGTAGGTATTCCCCACGGAATAGGTGGTGGGGTTCATCCAGCCGCCGCAGACGATCCGCTCCCCAAGACTTGCGAAAATGCTGCCGTCATTGGTGACCTTCAGATAGTTCTGCTCGGAGGACGGGTTCACAATGTTCATGCGGAAGTAATTCCCCAGACGGTTTGCAGAAAGGGACGCGCTGGTGCCGCTCCAGTTGTTGATGGTTGCCGCCCGCCCCATGCCGGAGGAATCCAAAAGGCAGTCGTCCTCATCTGGGTCCGATTCATTGAACCGCCACAGGCCGCCCTTTGCCCATTCTTCCGGGAACTCCCCGGTAAAGTCCGTCTGTTTGTTCAGTATCGTTTTCAGTGCCATTACCGCTCACCTCCATCGGCTCCTTGCCTGGATTTCCAGCCCCGTAAACGTGGCGTTTTCCGCTGTTACGGAAACCGTGTTGCTCCCCACCGCCAGAGTGGGAAAGTTCAGTTCCTCCAGATACGGCAGGGCGTTCCGCAGGATCATCCCGTCCGCATCCTCCACATAGGCGGTCATCCGGTCAGTATCCACCACCAGCGTCTCGCCGGCCGCAAGGGTGGCATTGACGATCTTTAATTCCTGCCCGTTGGTGGTGATGCTGATGGAATTGCTTGCCCCGGAGGTGATCACGCCCTCGATGCGGTAGATGGGGTTGGACTCCATGTTTCCGATGAGCCGCGTGACCGTGCTGTTTCCTGCTTCCGTGATGGAAAAGGTCTCATCCTCGATGGCATAGCCGAAGGGGTCCGGGCAGAAGAAAGTCAGGTCAAAGCTGCCGGAAGAACGCAGCAGCCGTTCACACTCCACCGCTGCGTTCAGCCTTGCCATGAAGTACCGGTCCGGCACATCGTCCAAGACGAGCTGCTTTAAGCCGCCCACCGGATCGAGCCATGCGGCAATGTCATCCAGTGTGGAAACCAGGGCGAAAAAGCTGTGCCTGGGGAAGATATTGCAGGAGACTACAATCTCCCGGTAGTCGAAATCCGCCCCAAAGTCGGTCACGCCGTATTTGCCGGGGACCGTTGTAGTAAAGTTCCGCAGACTCCCGCTGACCTGCCAGGAGGTCAGCCTTGCCTTTAGGCCCATACTCTTGGATGTGATGTCGTTATAGGAAAAGCCCACAGGCTGCACCTCCTTTTATGCTGTGCTGAACCGTCCCTGGGCGCGGGAGCCGGTCTGGATCAGGTTGTAAAGTTCCTGGGAAATCCTGCGGATGTCGTCCTCGCTGCGGACGATCATCTGCTGGATGGTAATGAGGGTTCCAAAAGAGGAGCCGCCCGCTCCGCCCATGCCGCCGGCCACGGAACCCACCGTCGCGGCTGTGTCAAAGGCAAAGTTCGAGGGGACTGCGGACTGCATATCCGCCGCCAGCCCGTTCATCACGCCCAGGATGCCGTTGTTCAAATCCTCTGCGGCGCTGACCGCTTCACCGGCGCTGTCTTCAATGCCGCCGGCAAGACCCCTGCCAAGCATCTCGCCCACCCAAGCCATTTCCTTCGAGGGCGAATTGATGCCAAAGAAGCTGCAGATCCCGTCCCAGATGCCGGAAATCCAGCCGGATACTTTGTCCCAGATCCATCCGGCAAGGCTCTGGATACCCTGCCACAGACCCTGCACGATGTTCTTGCCGATATTGACAATCTGCCCCATAGACGAGGTAAAGGCATTCACAATCCCCGCAATGATCTGCGGCACCGCCTTTACAATCTCCACAATAATGGTAGGCAGGTTCTGGATCAGCGAAACAAATAGCTGCACACCTGCCTGGATGATCTGGGGAATGCTGTTTAAGATGGCGTTTACCAGCGAGGAAATAATCTGCGGGATTGCCGCCACAATGGTGGTAATGATGGTCGGCAGGTTCTGAATCAGGGAAATCAGCAGGTTCACGCCCGCGTCAATGATCTGGGGGATGCTGCCGAGGATGGCGGTCACCAGCCCATCAATGATCTGCGGAATCGCCGCCACAATGGCCGTGATAATCTCCGGCAGTGCGGAGACCAGCGAGGTCAATAGCTGTATCCCGGCATTGATGATCTGTGGGATGGCCCCGACGATAAACTCCACAATCGCCGTAATGATGGCGGGCAGGGCCGCAATCAGGACCGGGATGGCATTCAGCAGCCCCTGGGCCAGCCCCATGATAAGCTGCAGCGCCGCGTCCAGAATCATCGGCAGGTTTTCGATCAGGGTCTGTACGATCTGGGTAACCACAAGGACAATCTGCGGAATCAGCGTGGGGACCGCAGCCGCAATGCCCTGGGCCAGCGTGACGATGATCTGCGCTGCGCCCTCCATCACAGCCGGAAGGCTCTGGATGATGCCGGAGAGCAGCGAGGTCAGCATCTGCATCCCGGTGTTTACAAACTGCGGCAGCATGGAAACCGCCGTGTTCACCAGTCCCGTAATGGCCCCGGCGAAGGCTTCATCCGCCCCGTCCACGCCGTTGACCATGTCGGTAAAGGCGGAGATGACTTCCGAGATCGCCGGGAGGAACTCCGCACGGAGGCTGTTCTTCACATTGGATATGGTCTCCCCAAGCCCCGCCAGGGTCTCGTCAAGCTGCGCCTGTCCTTCTCTGGAAGCCACCAGCGCCTCGTTGTTGCGGTAAAACGCGCCGCTCGCCTCGTCATAGGCCCCGGAAAGAGTCTCCATGATCAGGCGGTTGCGCTCACTTTCACTGGAGCAGGCCGCCAGTTTTTCATTGAAGGCATCCTCGCTGATGCCCACCCAGTTTAAGGCGTCCGCCAGGGAGCCGGTGACCTGTCCCACCTTGGCGGTCTCATTGGCGGACTCGATCATGCCCTCGATGGGAAGGGCGTCGCCAAAGGTACCGTAGACACCGGCCGCGATATTCGTCCACTTGGTAATGTCCTGCTCATTTTCCGCAAGCTGCGCCAAAAGCTGGGAGGCTTCCGTGGCCGTGTCCGTATCGCCCAGGATTTTATAGAACTCGGTGTAGGATTTTTGTGCCGCGTCCCCGCTGTATCCAGCCGCCTCAAAAGCGGTAGTCAGCTTGCCTTGGGCCACCCGGTATTCCTCCGTGGCTTCGTCCAGGTTCCAGATGGCGCTGCCAAGCTCCTGGATGCCGCTTAACGCCGCCTGGATGCCGGAGGAGATGAGGTTTCCCATCGCCACCGTGGCGACCGAAAGGCCGGAGCCTAATTTATCCGCCCCGCTGGATGCGTCCTCCAGCGAATCGCCGAAATCCTCCGCCACATCCCCGGCGTCCTTCATCCGCTCCCGGTTTTCCCGCAGTTCCCCGGAAAGCTGGGAAATGCGCCCCTCCAGTTCCTTTGCCTCGCTGGAGCCTTTGCCGTACTCCAGCACCGCATTGGAATAGGCGCGTTTCATCCCGGAAAGTTCCTCTTCCTGGCGGGAAATCTCCTGAGAGAGCCGCTCTGTGGCGTCCGCCGCCTCCGTCTCCTGCCGGGAGAGGGACTCAATGGCCCGCTCATTGGCGGAAAGTTCCCGCTCCATGCCGTTTAAGGCGGCTTCGGCGTTGTTAAGCTGGATCTGCCAGTTCTGCGTCCGGCGGTCGTTCTCCCCAAAGGACTCGGAGGCGTTCTGGAGGGCAGCCCGCAGCGTTTCGATCTTCTGGCGCTGGGCGTCGATTTCCTTGTTCAGAACGGTATTCCTTGCGGAAAGCGCCTGGATGGATTTATCGTTGGAGTCAAACTGGGAGGAAACGAGCTTCATCTCGGAACCCAGCACCTTGAAGGACTGGTTGATCTCCGACAAAGCCTTTTTAAATTCCTTTTCGCCCTCAATGCCGATTTTCAGGCCAAAATTGTCCGCCACGGGCCGCACCTCCTTCCTTCGTCCTCATGGACTTCATATCCCTCGTTTTCGTGTAAACACGAAAACTCGCTCATTCCGTCATTCGTCCTCTCCCCACAAAGCCACTTGGCTTTGTGGGGTCCCCGTCATATTCCATAGGGAATGACATCATCTATCGTCAGTTCCCGTTTTGGCTTCGCAAGCCCCAAAAACTGCCTGTGGCATTCCCACAGATCCATGAGCAGGCCAAACGGCATGAGCCACACTTCCTCCATGCGCAGGGAGAGGTGGGCCATGCCGTAATACAAAAGCCGGGTAAACAATTCTTCATCGCTTACCCGGCCGCCGTGTTTTTTCCCTCCGGCTCACTTTCGATATTCCGTTTCGTCCCCCGGTACATGGCCTCCATGATGGCGTCTTTGTAGTCCGTCAGTTCCATCGGGGAGGTGAGAAGCTCCACCTCCTCGGCGGTCAGCTCCGGCTTTTTGTCCTCCGGGTGCTTCAGGTTGTGGACGAGGATCGGCTGGTTGCACAGAAGGGTAATCAGCCACACGATCTCGTCCAGAGCCATCTCAAAATTTTCCGCTTTCATCAGCTTCTCGCCCAGGTTCTCCAGCCCGCCGTAGCGTCCGGCGATGGCCTTGGTCGCCCTGGTGGTCAGGAGCATTTCGTATTCCTGCCCGCCGATATTGACAGTAGCTGTTCTTTCATCCATATCTCAAAACCTCCTATTACCCTTCGCCGCCTGTGTCAGATGTCTGATCCGCATAGGACGGCTCATAGACCTCATCGTACCAGCCCGTGATAACCGTGGGAGACACACCGGAGTCATCCTCGGACACCTCCGCTTTCCAGGGGTGTTTGCCCTGGCCGTCCACCTTATTGCGGCGGGTCACCGTCCCCTCGATGGAAGGGGTGGAAAACTCGATGCTCTCGCCCTTGGTGGTCAGGTTGGTGGCCGGGATACCAAAAATCACGCGGTACAGCCAGAAATAGCGGTATTTGCCGTTTGCTTTCTTGGCCCGGAAGCCGATGGCAACCGGAGCGCCGCCGTCCTCCGATGCGGAGATCAGGACGCCGTTTTCATCAATCACCGCCCCGGTCAGGTCTTCCGCCACGCTTTTCCCAATATCGTCCACACCCAGCGTCAGCGTCCCGCTCTGGAACTCCTTCACGACCTCCGCCGCGCCATCGTCCGCGTACAGCGTAGCTTCCGCCAGTTCCACGGAAAGCTCGGCGGTCATGGCTTTTGCCAAAGCCACAGGGGCGGCATAGGTCTCATCGCCGTTTTCACCCTCGGTAATCTTCGAGTAGAAAAGTTTATCAAGGCCAATGGTAGCCATAGTTCATTCCTCCAATCCATACAGTTTTGCCACATCAATGGCATAGTGGTGGTAGCCGGTATCGTCCTCATGGCCGATGTACCGCCTGTCCGTAATCACAAAATCAGCGGCAAGGAGCGCATTTGAAAGCTGCCCCTTCCGCATCAGATAGTTCCCTTTGGAGAACAGGGAGAGCCGCGCCTCCTGGGCTTCATACCCCGGCAGGTTATCTGCGTGAAGTTCATAGGTATCCGCCAAAGGCGTGACCACCACATATTCCTCCGGCGGCTCCCCGGAGAACACGCCCGTCTCCACAGGCAGTCCGCAGCCGGTGACCGCAGCCTTGATTTCCGAAAGCAGGCTCAAATCTTCTCCACCTCCTCGTCCAGCTTCGCCTTCATGGCGTTGATACAGGCATTCCGGGAGGAGGAACGGGCTGGTTTTAAGAAGGGTTTTGCGGGCTGGCCGCTTTTGCCGTATTCCAGGATGGTGGCGATCTTGGCGTTACTGTCGCCGTCCGACCTTGGCTCGGAAAAGCCTACCTTCACATTGAAGTCCCCGTTCTTATCCTGCAGGGCGGGAGATGTGCCAAGGGAGCGGAGAAGCTCCCCGGTGCTTCGGGACTCGTACTTCGTCCCGCTGCCGATAACCGCCTGCAGGTTGGAGCGCACCTTGTCCTCCACAATCTCCGCGCCCGCCTCCAGCACCTTCGGGAGGATCTCATTGGTCTTGTCCGCCAGCCGGGACACCTTCATCAGAAAGTCCTCCGGCATTTTCATTTGAACCTTAGCCACCCGATTTCACCTCCGTCCCCAGCACCTCCAGATACATCCCTCTGCCTTTGACATTCTCCACCGATGTGATCTCGAAGGTATGCCCGTCACAGAGGATACGCATATCGGTTGTGACCGTGACGCCGGGTATCACGCGGAATTGAAAAAGGTCGGTGGCGGTGGAAAAGGAAGCCATGTTGGCCCATTTCTCACTGCCATGCCGGCCTTCCCGGTAAGCGCGTACCTCTGCCACGGTCACATCCGTTTCCGTCTTAAAGCCCTCATCATCCTGCGTGAACTGTTTTTCCACAATGGAGATGAAGGTGTTCATTTTTCCAAAACTCATATCACACCTTCCATTCCCGGTCGAGCCGAAGCAGAAGGTTGACCGTGTTCCAGACCTGCTGTGCTGCGTTTGTGTTATCAGCGAAGAATCCGC